GTTTACGAAGCTGTCAAAGAGGTGGTTAACGGGAAGGTTGACTGTGTCAAACAAGTTCTAGAAGGATACGGCCTGTGATTGATCCAAAGCACATTCCCAGGTATGTTATCATGGCGAAGCGTATCTCAGAACTAGGATACCGCTTCCTCTTCCTGGGCAAAGACCAAGCGATACCGTTATATATTCCACCACAGTATGCCATCAAGATCAAGGCAGCGAACGACCCCAAAATGACCATTATTTGACACTTGATTTGCCTCGATGTTCCGCGATATAATGATTCTATCGTTTTGCAACTTCACATAGTTGCTACCACTGGCAGTGCGCCACCTAAAGGATGTCCGTTGGACAATAAGATAATTCCGATTGTCCCCGTTGTGGGACAGCCTACATTCCCAGGTACAACATTCGTACGCCTACGGGATCGGGAAGATGCCCTTGAGATCGTCGAGCCGGCGTTCATCGCTCGGACTTCCGATCGTATCCTGTTCAAGCGCTGCCGCCGCTTATGGGGATGGACAAGTATCAACGGTCAAGGCCGTAAGATGCGAGTCGAAGCCGACTATTTCTGGATGGGTACTGGGGTTCACTACGCCCTAGAAGACTTCCACGGGATCAACACCTACGGTCATCCGGCGAAAGCTTTCAAGGCTTACGTCGTCGCCACCCAAGCAGCCAACCGCTGCCCCGCTAACTGGCGCGAGCTGGAATTGGTTGGGATGGGGATCATGGCGTATTATTCCGAGCTCTTCCTCAAGAATCGGGAAAGCTTTCCGACGTATATCGTCGATGGCGTACCGCAAGTCGAAGTCAATGCTCGTATTGACCTCGGGGTACGCGACAAATTCGGCCGTCGTCTCTTGTACGGCTTTACGCTGGATCGGCTGGCTGTCGATGAATTCGGCCAACTCTGGATCGTGGAATACAAGACAGCCAAGTCGTTCAAGATCCACCACTTCGAGACTGATGATCAGATAACAGCCTATTGCTGGGCTGTGTGGAAGATCTACGGCCAAATTCCTGCTGGGGTCTTGTATCAACAGCACAAGAAGACACTTCCTCAGCTGCCCAAGATCTTGACAACGGGTAAGGTCTCAACCGCAAAAACTCAAAGTACTACGCACGCTCTGTACTATAAGATGCTGTGCGAGATCTACGGCACCCCTTCGAATGCTCCCGCTGCTAACGTTCAGTACTGCAATAGTCTGGCGTTGGAAGAGGACGAAGAGAAAGACAAGTTTGTTCGCCGCGACAAAGTCGAGCGGAGCGAAGAACAACTCAAGGCCTTTGAAGTCAAGCTCCTGATGGAACTTGAAGATATGGCTAACCCCGATCTTCCGTTGTATCCAAACCCTACTAAGGATTGCGAATGGAGCTGCCCGCTACAGGCTGCTTGTGTCGCTATGGATCGCGGGGATGATTGGCTCCACTTGTTGGACGCCTACACTTACACAGCATCAACCGTAGCAGAGGAACAGATCAAATGGCGACGTCAACTCCCACATCCGGACAACCTGCAGCTTCCCCTGGAAGCAGTGCAGTACAACAACCTCGTCCAGCAGCTCAGCCTGCTCGTACCGGAGTCGCCACCGGAATACTCCCAGGAGGAGTCGGCGTCGCCAACGCAGGCGTTCCTAGAGGAGTTGGGGCTGTGACACCTGGTACCGTCGGTATGGCAGCACCGAAGACGGTTGCTGTCGCTCCTTCTGGCCCCGCATTCCAAATCCAGACGTTAGCGTTGGCCGATCGCTGGATCAAGATGCTTTGCTACGGCGGTTACGGTTCGGGTAAGACACGTCTTTGCGCTACTGCTGCTGCTGTGATGGACATGCGCGATGTACTGTTCGTCAACTGCGAGGCTGGCGATCTGACGATCCTGACCGAAATGGATGCTCTGTCGATGGACGACAAGAGCCACATCGACACGGTTCGCGTGAGCAGCTACAAGACCTTGGCTCGTGTTCACGAGTTCCTCAAGGTGCACTGCATGTTTCGTGACAAACCCTTCGAAGAAGGCGAGCCGCGTCTCAAGGAACTGGAACTCAAGCTGTTTCCACAGTCTGATCCCGCTGCTCCTGCTCGCCGGTATCGTACGGTGATTCTGGACTCGATCACGGAAGCGGAAACATTCTCGATGTACACCCTGTTGTCGATCACCGACAACACTCGCCTGGACGAGGAGACACAAGCTCCTGAATGGGCTGAGTACAAGAAGAACAATTCGCAGCTGATGCGTCTCAGCCGGGCCATGCGTGATTTGCCGATGAACTTGCTGATGACGGCGGCAGCCTCTTACGTCCAGAACGATCAGAAGCAGTTCATCTATCAGCCCGCGCTGACGGGTAAGCTGGCGAAACAGATCCAGGGCTTTATGGACGTTGTAGGCTTCCTCCACATCGTTCCTGGTGAGAATGGCGCTCGCGTTCACCGCATGCTGGCACATCCGACTCCTCGCGTCGATGCGAAGTGCCGGTTCTCCAACTTCAAGGCATCGCATTGGGACAATCCCACGATGTCTTCCATCCTCTCGTCTGTGGGGTTGCTGAATCAACCAGCGATCGCTAAGACCAACTAAATTCGCCGCAGAGCGGTGGATATGACAGCAAGGGACTCGGGCTTCCTGTCATCAACCTTCAACCTTCCCGGTCAATTAGGAGATAATTATGCAAGGTACCCCAGGCGAAACCGTTGACTTCGGTGGTTCGGACGCTGCGGCCGATGGCAACATGGAAGAAGGCTTCGTTGTCGACTTCTCGCAAGTCGGTGACAGTAACTTCGTGGTGCTGCCGCGCGGTGTGTACGACGCTCAAGTCGATGACTGCACCTACGGCCTGTCGCAGTCCAGCGGCAACCCGATGTGGACGTGGAAGTTCGAGATCGAGGGCGGCGAGTTCAACGGCCGCAAGCTCTTCTCGCACAGCGTCTTCACGCCGGCCGCGATGCCCCGCACCAAGAAGGTGATCGGTGTGGTGGCTCCCGAGCTGCTGAACGGTCCTTTCAACCCGAAGGAAGTCGCCGAGAGCGGCGTTCTGCTGGGTCGCAAGGTGCGCATTCGCCTCGACGTCAAGAAGTACGAAGGCCAAGATCGCAACAACGTTCGCGATGTGTTGGCGCCTGCTGCCGAAGCCGGTGGCGGGAGCTTCCTGGGCTGATCCCCGGGCATGCTGAATGAGAGGCCGGGCCATAAGCTCGGCCTTTCTGTCATTTCATTTGTCATTCCATTCAGGAGCTCCTCATGACCAAAGTTTTTGTTGCCTTGAGCGGTGGGATTGATTCCACCACCGTTCTGGCGGTCGCTTGCGATCGCTACATGTCAGAAGATGTCACAGCCGTCAGTTTTCACTACGGCCAACGACACGAGAAGGAAATCGAAGCGGCTCAACGCGTGGCTGAAGCATTCGGTGTTAAGCACGAAGTCATCGATATGCCGATGAACCGCGTCTCGATGCTGACGGATCCGAGCCAGGAAGTGCCGAATGTGGCTTACGGCGATATCGTCGGCGTCTCTCCGACGTACGTGCCTTTTCGCAATGGCTTGATGTTGGCCATGCTCGCTCAGCTGGCTGCGCCGGATCCCAATTCCGACGACGATGCGGTGATCATGATCGGCTGCCATGCCGAAGATGCCGAGAACGACGCTTACCCCGATTGCCGTCTCGACTTCGTCGGTACGATGGGTGCTGCGATCCACATCGGTACCTACTACCGCGTCAAGGTGTCGGCTCCGCTGATCGAGCTGTACAAGTGGGAAATCGTGGCGCTGGGCACCAGCCTCGATGCGCCGTACGAGCTCACCTGGTCGTGCTACAAGGGCGAAGAACTGCAATGCGGTATCTGTCCGACTTGCCGCGCTCGCAAGCAGGGCTTCATCGGTGCCGGCGTCGGAGATCCCACTGAGTACGCTGACGAACGTACTCCCGACGAACTGGCTGCTGCCGACGCTGATATCGATGCCGGCGACAACATTCAAGCGCGCTGATCCACGCAACCTGGGAGGGGCTTCGGCCCTTCCTCTATGAACACTTCAGGAGTTTACCTATGATTGGCAATGTGATGGCATTGGGGACTTTCCCCACAGTGATTACCGCATCGCGGTATCACGACTTCTCCTACGGACATGTAGTGTTGAACCACGAGTCCAAATGCGCGAATATGCATGGCCACAACGGCCGCGTACATTTCACCGTCGCTTCGGTCCAGATCGATGCTGTCGGTCGTGTGATGGATTTCTCCGCCATCAAGCATTGCTTGGTCAACTGGGTCGAGGCTGAGTGGGATCACCGCTTCTTGATCCACCAAGATCATCCGTGGGCGCAACTGCTCTCTGCCAACGATCCGAGCGTTGTGATCGTGCCGTTCAATCCGACGGCGGAGAACCTCGCAGCTTACTTGTTGCACATCATCGGCCCGCAAGTACTGCCTGAAGGGATGGTGCTCACCGACGTCAGGTTCGAAGAGACCCGCAAGTGCGAAGCGACAGCTGCTTTGACGTTGGGTCAGCGACTTGCCTTCGGTGGTCAACCTCAAGGGATGGGCTTTCCGACTGAACGGGCTTTTAAGCTCCAAGAGACTGGTGAGCTTCCTGTCGAAGCCTCCGCTTCCAGTACTCTGCCTGGGCTGGGGAGTTAATATGTTCGGTCAAAACGAAATCGTCGGGCGAAAGTACTTCAAGGACGCTCCTGACGACCAACTCTTCGTGACGTCCATCTTCTTCACTCTCCAAGGTGAAGGTCCCTATATGGGTCATCCGGCTGTCTTCGTTCGCTTGGCAAAGTGCAATCTCGCGTGCAGTTTCTGCGACACGTACTTCGATCATGGTGAATGGATGACGTTCGCCGAGATCAACGACAAGGCTAACGAAGTCATCTTCGCCCATTTCGTGTCGTTGGGTATGGAGCCGCCAGAATGGGCTTTCCGAGCGCAGAGCAATGTAGATCATCCGTTTGATCATCCTAGCATTATGATGGTAATCACCGGCGGCGAACCTACTCTGCAGCCTGCACTCTTATCGTTCCTGATCTACCAGAGTATGCAGTGGCTGGAATGCCAGATCGAGACTAATGGTACGCAACAGCTTGAAGACCTTGTTGATTACTGCGTCGTCGTGCTGAGCCCCAAGTGTGTCGAGATCAATGGCAAAGCCGATCACTACATGAATCTTAACACGGGCACGGTGAATTTAGCTCACTACCTGAAGTTCGTTGTCTCGGCCGATCCTGATTCGCCCTATCACGATATCCCGGACTGGGCTAAGGTTTGGGCCAATACTAACGGTCACCATCGTGTGTACATCTCGCCGATGAACGTCTACCAAACCCAGCCCCAACAGATGAAGATGTCGATCGTTCGGGATGGAATCCCAGACTTGGCAAGCCGGAATCTGTTGGAAAAGGCCAGCTTCTGGGAACCGGGGCTCTTGAACCTGGAAGCGAATCGTGCAAACCATGAATATGCGGCGAAGTTCTGCCTCAAGTATGGAATGCTTCTCAATCTGCAAATGCATCTGTACTGTTCCGTTGCTTAACTTAGGACAACCATGGCTACCAAGAAATCTGTTCCTCACGAAACCAATTCAGCACGAAGCATGCAGGACTTCATCATCCAGATGATGCTGCATATCGGTGATGACCCTTCTCGCGAGGGCTTGCTCGAGACTCCCGATCGCGTCGTCCGTGCTTGGAATGAATGGTTCGCCGGCTATCATCAAGATCCGGCAGACATCCTGAAGACCTTCGAAGACGGCGCCGAGCAAGACGTCCACAAGAGCGGCCAGATCGTGTTGTTGACGAACATCCCAGTCTTCAGCCATTGCGAACACCACATCGTGCCAATCACGGGCGTGGCGCATGTCGCTTACATCCCCAGGAAGCACATCGTCGGGATCAGCAAACTGGATCGCCTCGTGGCCTGCTTCGCTCGTCGCCTGCAGGTGCAGGAACGTTTGACGAACCAAGTCGTCGACGCCCTGGAAGAGCATCTGGAGCCTTTGGGCTCTGCTTGCATCATCACGGCCAAGCATCTTTGCATGGGCACACGCGGCGTCAATCATCCTGGTGTTGCGACGACAACCTCCGCTTTGCGCGGCGCGTTCAAGCTCAACGGCGATGCCCGTGAAGAACTGATGCACCTCATCAAGCTGGGCACCGCAGCCAGCATCTGATCAGTCGCACATCGTCTTTTAGCACTCGGCCACTTGATTTGCCTCAAGTGGTTGAGTTATAATTAAGTATCCACTCGAAAGGTTCCTATGTCTCGCTTTGCTCCCGTTGCACCTCTTCCCGTTGCTTGCGCGCTTCAAGATCTGGGTCTTCTCGGTAACTATCATTTGTTACTGGCTCACGATGTCCTGGAATCTCCGAATAATCGCAATCTGTATGGCAGTCTCTACGGCCACGTTGTTCGTATGCAACCGGAGTCGTGCATCATCATGGACAACAGCGTCGTGGAATTGCAGTTGGCAATGCAGTTCGAAGATGTCCGGGCAGCTGCAGAAGTTGTCGCCGCGGATTATATGGTTGCTGCGGATCTCTTTCTTGACGCATCAGAAACCAGGATTCGTTCGGAGTCTTATGCCAGAGATTGGTATAATGCCTACAGCGAAGGTAAATATACGCCACCTCTTGTCGGCGTTATTCAGGGTTGCAATATCCGTGAATGCCTCGAAGTAGCGGATTACTATGCAAGCGAACAGGCTTTTCAAGCGATCGCAGTCCCCCGTTGCTTAGTGCCGATGTTGGGCTCGCGGATTCCTCTGCTTCTGGAATTGCACAAACACTACGCGCTGCGTTTTAAGACGTGGCATCTGTTGGGCTTCAGCGACAACATCTGGGATGATCTACGTTCAGCGAGCCTGCCCTTCGTTGCCGGCATCGATTCCGCTGCTCCTGTTCGTGGTGCGATTGCCGGCAAATGGCTCCAACTGCCACAATCCGATTTCGGTCCTCGCGGTGACTTCTGGAAGACTTCAACGCAGGAAACGATGGCGTCGAAGGAAGTGATGCAATACAACCTGGATCTCATCCGCAAGCTGATCGCCATCTGAACATGGAAGCCAACCCCCAAGCGCCTATCAAGTGTGAGGGGTGTCCATGTATTCCTGGTGTACGAATCGGAGCGTGCGGTAATCCGGACGCGAAGATTGCCATCGTCATTGATGGGCCAGGAACTACGGCACTCAAGAATCGCTGTCTTATAGCAGGTGACTTTTCGTCCTTGCTACAAGGAAACGTCCCAAAAGGCTTCGACCTATTTCGGGATGCATACATCATCGGCGCGACTCAATGTCGTATGCCTATGATTGCCCAAGCAAACCGGGCTAAAGAGTTCAGGATTAATGCAACAGTCAAATGTCGCAACCGCGTCCTCGCTCAGCTCTGGGAGAAGCCCCGGGATCTTGTTATTGCGATGGGAGCTCAAGCTGCCATGAGTGTGACGGGCAATACGGACTTCAAGATCACCCAGCAACGAGGCGTTGTCATTAACGTCACAGATCCAGTACACAATCGTGAAGTTCGTGTATATCCGATCTTGTCCCCAGGGTATCTCCTCAGAGGTGGTAATCTGCCTGTATTCAGGACAGACTTACATGAGGCTGTTAAACTTGCTAGGACTGGCATCTCTCGCCAAGACCTCTGGGAGCCTCCACAGATTGAGATCCTCGAGACGGCAGCTGAGGTGTGGCAATTAGCCCAAGAGCTTGCTGATGAAGCGGACGCTAAGGGAGTTCCCCACAACACAGTTACCGGAGACTTCGAGACCTCTGGCTTCAATGTCTTCAAAGATCGGATCCTAATTTTTGGCCTATATCAGCGGTCTTGCGATATCGCTTGGATGATCGATCCATATTCCGTAGACAACGATCCGGATTATAAGCGAGCGGTTAATCACCTGATGGTCAATCCACAGATCCATTGGAATTGGCAGAACGGCAAGTTCGACATTCGCTTCGCCTGGATGAATGGCTGGGTGCCTTATGGTACTGACATCATTCACGAAGATACCCTGCTCCTATCTTATACCCTCAACGAAACAGCCAAGCAGCACGACCTTGATGAGCAGGCGAAGAATCGTCTTGGAGCTCCTGAACACAAGCAGGAGATCAAGCGTTGGGTGCCGAACAAGAAAGCGTCCTACGCCAACATCCCGAAGCCTTTTCTGATCGACTATCTCGGCAAGGACTTGAAGAAGACGGATATGATCTGGATGGACACTCGACAACAAGTCGAAGCTGACCCAGATTGCGAGCTTGCATATACCCAGACACTGATTCCGGTTAGTAGTGTTTTGTGTGAAATCGAGCTGTATGGTATCGGAGTTGACTTCGAATACGTCCGCATGAACCACTTCGGCGCTACGCAAGCTGACGTTGATGCTGGGCGGATTAAGCAAGAGGAATTGGATCACGAG